TTTTACACAGAAATAATAACAAAAGAAGCAGAGCAAACAGCAGAAGAGTTGTTAGAATAAAATGCCCCAAGCATCCGAGCGAGTTGGTCGTTTTGGTGAATACCTCACAGCAGCAATCTTGTCTCAAGTCTCTGATACAGTAAACATTGTTCCACACAACGCATCTGCTGACATTATCTTTGAACATAACCTAAGGCTCTATAAGTGCCAGGTTAAAACTCAATCCAAAATAGAAAAAGCCAGAGGTAACTGGCGGTTTGATATGCGTAAGGGCCAAAGACTAGCACACAGAAAGTACAAGAAAGGCGAGATAGATGTGTTTGCATTTGTCTCTGTACCACACAGAAATGTGGTCTTTTCTAGGCCTTTAGAACAGGCCCAACTAACCATCGTTGATGAACACATGAAGAACAATGATGCTGTTAAAAACATCAAAGATATATTGAAAGATCTTAGCTAGATATTTTCAATATCAAATTTAACTTTCTGATCCTTGTAATGTTTAACAGAGTTGATTCCTAACGAAAGAAAATACTCTGCTAACATTTGCGGATCTTTATGAGTTGACTCAGCAAAATCAATCAGAGAACGTGCGATGTGTTTATTAATATACAAAGCACTGTTGTTGTTTCTCTCATTAACAATTGGATCATCAAAATCAGATAAGTTCATTGCCATACTCCTATAAGGATTTCTTTAATAGCTCCTCTGGAATTTTATTTCCATCACTATCTAACCCGTAAACCTTTTCAAGTTCCAGATCTATGTAATGCTTGGCCTTCATAAGATCTTCGACTGTATCGTGCTTATTTCTGGTCACAAGTTTAATTACATTCCCCAAACACCAACCAATATTATTCGCAACAATATAGTCTATTGGCTCAATATTAGTTCCCTTATTGTAGTGATCTCCACCTACCTGGTTGTTGGAAGCCAAGCGATCTCTTGCTTGATCCCAGTCCTGTGGCGTAGCTTTGTCTATTGACATAAAAATACTCCTTACTTTTTTTATAAATATTACCATTATTAGTAATATTGAGGTATTATAGGTGAAATCTGAGAAAAGGGAAATGTATGGAAATTAAAGACTTAAAACAATTTGACATTGGTAACACTATAGACGCTGACGAACTATCAAAGAGATGGGGCGTAAGCAAAAAAACTATAGACAACAGAAGATCAAAAAAGATGGGGCCTGGTTATTGGAAGATAACAGGAACAATTCTTTACGATCTTGACGATGTGAAAAGAATAGAAGAAGAGTCTTACATTTCCAACAATGCCTAGTAAACACGCACTATTATCACCCTCTGCCTCAGACAAATGGACTGTATGTCCTGGTATGCCTAAACTTGCATCACAGGTTGGGTATACAACAAGCATCCCGGCTGTCACTGGTACCTTGGTTCACCAGATGAGTGAGATCTTAATGAAAGGACACTTAGAGGGAGACATATCTTTAGAGGATTACTGGCTTGGTAAAGTTGAAATGGTCGAAGATTTTGAGATTGAGATAGATCAAGAAATGATTGATTGTGCTAGAACCTATACAGAGTATGTAGAACAAAGAACAAAAGAATTAAATGGTAAGTTGCTTATTGAAGAGCAAGTCTCAATGGAAGAGATAAGTGAAAACATTTGGGGTACTGCTGATGCAATCATATTATCAGAAGGTCGTATCTGTGTAATAGATTTAAAGTCTGGTAGATGGCAGGTAGCACCAGATCACAACAAACAGCTAATGATCTATGGCCTTGGTGCATTAACCAGGTATGGGAACGCTGAAACAATTATGGAACTAACGATAGTTCAACCCAGGGGAGTGAAGAAAGAACGGGCGGTTAAGACATGGGAAACCACCGGAGAGAATCTTGCTAACTGGGGATACGATTTTCTGAAACCACGGGCGGATGCCTGTATGGAAGAAAACCCTAAATATGTATTTGGGGATCATTGCAAATTCTGTAATGGACGCAGTCTTTGTGAAACTTTTAAACTCAATAAGGGAGAAAAATAATGTCTAAAGAACCGGTGATCGTCTTCGAGGAAGGCGGTAAGGAGTATAAGGAGTCTGACTTATCTGTCGAGGCTACTATTATATATAGTGAATGGAAAGCTGATTTACAGCAAAGAGATCGTCTTATAAAAGATATAAGAAGACTTAACATTTTGTTGGATTTTAATAAAAGCGAATTAAAAAACTTACTTGAAGGGGGTAAAAATGTCGTTAGCTGATATAAGAACTAAATCTAAAAAGAAACCGCCAAGAATTATTGTTTATGGTGGGGCCGGGGTAGGTAAAACTTACTTGGGTTCACAGATGCCAAATCCAATTTTTGTATTAACAGAAGATGGTATGGGTACGATTGATGCACCTCAATTTGATTTATGTAAATCTTTTGATGAAGTCATGGGTCATTTACAAAGTCTCATTGATGAAGACCACGAATTTAAAACTGTGGTGATTGATTCATTGGATTGGTTAGAGCCATTGATATGGGATAAAGCCTGTCAAGACAATGGATGGAAGTCTATTGAACAACCTGGATATGGTAAAGGATATGTAGAAGTGCTGAGATATTGGCGTCAATACTTAGATCTTCTTAATTTCTTGCGTGAAGACAAAGGCATGATTATTTTGCAGATTGCACATAATCAGATTAAAAGATTTGAGTCTCCAGAGATAGAGGCTTTTGATAGACATGAATTGAAACTGCACCGGAAGGCCGCAGATTTAATTTTAGAACATAGCGATTGTTGTTTCTTTGCAAACTACAAACTTGGTACTGTTAAAGTCCAAGGGAAGGGTGGAACAATGACAACAAAAGCGGTGGCCGGAGATGTGGTTGCTTACTGTCGTGAGAAACCTGCCTATCTTGCAAAAAATAGGTACGCATTACCGGATGTTCTTCCATTCTCATGGCCTGAGATTAGAAAGGCTATGTTGGGGGAAGGCAAAAGTGAGTAAGTTGAATGACATTGATAGAGCAAAGCGTGTCGTTGGTAAGATCCAAAAGCTATTAAATCCTTTGATTGATAGCCTAGATCCTGACCATAACGATTTGCCTATCGATGGTTTATCTCAACTTATTATTATTAACCAAGACTGTGAAGAGTTCGTGGAATACATCTCGGACTATCACAGCTACGATCCAGTATAAGGAGTACATCATTATGGATTTAAGTAAGTATAAGGCACAAGCCGAAAGTAGTATTTTGGAAGAACTCGAACCGGGAACATACGATTTTGAGTATGTTTCTGATGAGGAAATCCAGGGTAAAAATGGATGGGTAGCACTGAAGGTTCTTTTTAGAGTCGTTGATAAACCTAACTTTATGATTGGTCATGCTTTTACAGTAGACCACGATACAAGTGAGGGTGCTATTAATCTGGGTTTATCGTCATTGCATGGACTTGCATTGACTTGTGGATTTCCAGGTGGTTTTCCAGATGATAGTTCTACCTTGGTTGGTTCAAGGGTTAGAGCTAACGCAATCAAAGATGCAAAAGGATACATTGCTATCGATGATATGAAAGGTAAGGGGTGGTTAGCACCTCAGTCAACAAAAGAAGTAAAAGCGGATGAGCCTGTTTCCAGCAAAGAAGCGGAAGACAACATCCCATTTTAACTTTTTAAAATCAGATAGGCCTTCACTATGCGGTTGCTGTGGCGATCCGGTGGGGCCTCTTCTGGTCGAAGTAGATGGTAAATGGTTTGGGGCCTGTAGTATGGAACATCAAGAAGAAATTAAAAAAGGTAATAGATCGCCAAAGGTGGCACAAGTATCTGTTGCTGGTGTTCTTCATGCTAAGTCGCAAATAAAAGATAGATATAAGGAATTTTCTGTTAAGAATAAAAGCTGGGCGTTTCGTGATTGGAGTGAGGACGATAGGGTCAGTTTTTTTGAGGGTTTTACCAGGGAATATTTAAAATATGCCAATGAAAGGGCAAGGAATGGGGTAGATGGATCTTACGAAATACAAGATAAAACACGGACTGAATAAAGATAAGGGTTACTTAGAAAAAAACAAGGGCAATGAACAGGATCTTATTGCAGAAATGCAAACCATAGGATTAAATGTTGGCTTTTTAAATACAAGCGGTGATCTGGTAAGGATCTCAGTACAAGCAACCCCCGGAGTGAGGCCGGATAAAGGCAATGAAAAATCAGGGTGGTATGTTATTAATGTTGTTCATAATCACATATTCGCAACTTACGGAAATTGGAGAACGGGGGCGGAATACAAATGGAGTTCTGTCCAAATCAATACGCTTAGTCCAAATGAAAGGCAAGACTTACAATTAAAGATGCAACAGGCCCAGGAAGAGGCTAAGAAACAAAAGCTGCAAAGGTATGAGGAAGTTGCAAAAGATTGTCAGAATCGTTTTAAGGCTTACTCAGAGGTTATAAAGCATCCTTACCTGGACGCTAAACAAATCAAAAGTTATTCATTAAAACTGCACAACAAATCTCTGGTCGTTCCTATTTATAATGT